TGTTTGGATAAAGCGCGCCGCTTAGCAACACGTTCGGCATTTCGCGGGTCAGCGTCAGCGACCCCACGGCCGGGATAAAGATATAGCTGAACGTCAGAACAGGCGTATTGCCGGATAGCGCCAGAGCTCCCACTGCTGGCGTCTTGAAAAGGCTTTGACTTAGGCTCGGCGCAACGCTGGTTAATGTCAGTGACCCAACGGCAGGCGTCGCGATGGTATTCTGAAGGAGCGCAGAAACCGTACCGCTCAGCGTCAGTGACGCAACGGTCGGAACCTTGGCAGTATTGGCAACGCTAGCCGGTGTCTGCCCGGTTAAAGTGAGCGAGCCGGCCGTCGGGATCTTGTTGTTATTGACCGCGGCGACCGGCGTCTGGCCGCTCAACAGCAGCGAACCGACTGCAGGCGTTACATTGATATTGATGCCAGCCGAGACGACCGGCGTCTGACCACTTAATGTCAGACTGCCGGCGGCAGGAACAAAGGTAACGCCGCCGATGACCGCGGTAATGCGCGCGGTTACATCATAACCGGAAAGCGGACTACCACCCGCATAGACACGAAAATCAAGGGTATCGTTATTCGCGAGATGAGCATTGTCGAGAACGACACCGAATTCCACCTCGGTGTAGGAAAGGCCAGGTATGTTGATCGCACCGGTTTCGCCGGTCTCATCGTACTGGCCGATGATAAATTTGAGCGATGCTGCCGCCGATGTAAGGGCAAGCGATGCTGCGGCAGGTGAAAGCGAAAGCCCTGTCGTTGCAGTCGGCGCCAGTGCTGATAAAGCGAGGCTGGCGGCAGATGGTGTTAACGAGAAGCTCTGAACAAGTGCCGATGTGGTGCCGGCAAAGGCCAGGGCACCGGCGGCCGGTATCTTTGCGGTGTTCTGAACATTGCTCGGCGCTGCCGTGCTTAGAGCAAGCGCGCCAACGGTTGGAACAATCGAGAACGCCAGACTTATGCTCGGCGCATTGCCGGAGAGAGCAAGCGATCCAACGGCCGGCGTCTTGACAGATCCCTGCGCCAACGTAGGAGCTGCTGACGTTAGCGCAAGGCTGGCAACTGCCGGTAATGCGGCGGCAATTAGTTCCGGCGTTACGTCATACGCTATCGCAACGCCGTTGGCGTAAACCTGGAAATCTAAGCGGTCTCCAAGCGCCAGATTTGTGTAGTCGAGAACAACACCGAATTCGACTTCGGTATAGGACGGCGCCGGCGCCAGGGTGATGCTGGCGGTCTCGCCGGTCTCGTCATACTGCCCAGCGACAAACGTAACTTTCGCCGCTGTAACACTGGATAATGCAAGAGCAGCACTCGCCGGACTTGCCGGAATATCAACCGGAATCAAACTGGGCTGTTGCGCCCAGAACCCTATGCCTCTACCAGGTCCTCCCGCATGCGGGCCAAGAGTCTTTGGCATGTCATGCTAGTTCAGCGATCGCCACATGTGAAATTTTGGGATGACGCTTGGCGCAACGGAGAAGGTGATCCCAATCCAGAGCGCCGATGCGACTGTCGTATCCACGGAAGCCGTTGCTGTCCCGGCGACGTTGACTGTCGTCTGACTCGCCGCCGTAGCAACCGCTCCGCCAGATACCCATTGCCCGCAGCCATAAACCACTGAGTTCGCTCCGGCGAGACCTAGTGAACGGATGGTGAGAAGATAGCGGAAGAAGAAGGGAGCAGTCGTGATCGATGGGACGTAGTTTTGTGTTGGCGAAACGCCAATGCTCACACCGCCAATGACCGTCCCGTAGCGGGGAGTAATAATCAGCGTTCCCGCCGTACCAGTCGTGCATGTACCTGCAACAATCAACTCATAGACTTTCCCCGCCCTCGGCTCCATGGCATTGATCGGCGTGTATACAGTCGGGATGAGAACCGTCTCAGTTATAGCGGTGATCGTGGCAAAGTCCGCATTGATCGGTTCGGTAAGGGTATCATCAAAATATTGCCGTGACATTAGAATATCCTTCCGAGTGTTTAGGCGCCTGCGGTAAGGCGTGGAATTGTTATGATCGTATTATCGACATCCGACCCGGCATCGGTGGACTTCACGCCGTTGGTGGATGTAGTGGTCACCGGCGCATAGGCGCCACCGTTCTTCGACATATATAATTCAAACAATGTCGCGCCGCTCGCGGTGACATCCGTATTGGCTATGCTGAAGCGGATGCGGAATGTTGCCGTGCCCGGATTGAATGCCATCTAATTGGCGTCCTCTAGCGCACCCCATGTCGGCGTGGCATCAGCGGCAGCGGTGTCGGTGCGGAAACGGAAGTGCTTTTGACGCAGTGCCGGCGGCCCCGGCAACATCGACATCTCACCCTCGTCGGGCGATCCAAGTATTATATTTCTAGCTAAAAATGGCGGGTCAGGCGCAAGCGCACCACCAATAACCGTTCCATTGTTTCCATAACTGGATTTGTCTGTTTCATAAAGTCCCAAGCCGGTGATAGGCCAATATCCAATAAGTGCTTCTGGCCTGATAAATAATGGCCTAACACCGAAACTTAAAAGCATTATTTCATTCTGGGTAAGTGTTACATTCCATAACGCAAAATCGACATAGGTGCTGCCGGCAACACCGTTAATAGCCGCATCAACTTCCTGACCGATACAGAGTGATTTTCCGATATCATTACCCAATCCGCCGCCGCTAGGGGCAGCGGTGCCGTTAGATACGGCATTGACCCACGTTTGCAGACCACTCACTGAATCATAGCTGGCCGCTAGATGCGCCCACTTGCCCGCACTAAGGGTAATGCTGCCGGGGTCGATAAAAGCGGCATTGCCTTTCCAATAATACGATAATTTTGAAGAGCCGCCAGACAGTATGGAGTAATTCGCATTTCCGGCGATCCTGCGAACGGCTATGTTTAGATAAGCCGGAAGAGAGGCCCAATTAGACGGAGGACAAAACCATAATGCCATCGTCAGCGCCGCGGGACCTTGAATATTCGTACCAAAATTTATTTTGTCTGGTGTTGCGTTAGTCAAATATCGGGCCATCAGACTACGGCCCTATTGTAGCTTCTATATTGGCAGGTATTGGCGGAACTCGCGAAGGTGACGCCTCCACCATTATACAATACGAATTTATAGCCGCATCCCTTGGCCGGTAACAACAACCTCGATACTGTACCGGATTGCGCCGCCGTAGTTGGGGTTATCCCGACACTGATACCGGGATAGCCAGATGGTATGCCCGCCGCGGAAGTGCCAAACCTGCCGTCACCATAAGTGGATGTGTCCTTGTTCAATGGATAAATAAAAATCCCAATGAAATTGGGCGCGAGGAAAGAGGCCGACGCTAAATTGAAACTAACATCGCAAAAAATGTCGCCATTAGTATTGGTCAATGCCAAATCAGACAGTATCGAATTGCCACTGGCGATGCTGTTTAAAGTGGCCGTGCTAAATGCATCGGCATAAGCACTGGGCGTTGTCCAGAGTTCGGTTGACATCAGACTAACCCCGCGTTTGCCGCGTCCGAGGTTGAGAGATTACCCGGACCTTGCGGGCCATAGGTTGGATAGCCGTTCACGGAACACCAATCGACATTGCTTGGCGTATCAAATTGCGTCGTCAGCGTTATGAGATTAGCCCGCGTCTGTGTTGCCGCACCAAATGTCGACAGCAACGTCGATCGCGTTGCCGTGCCAACCGATCCGTCGGTTGTGCCCAACATGAAGATGTCACGCACGTTTTGCCGCTGTACATCGGTCAACGCCGCCCATTCCGCTGCAACCAGACAATTATAAAGTTTGTAGGTGGGAATGAGCATCGGCTGCGCGGCGGGAGCAACCTTCCATCCATTGATGGTTGTTACTTTCTGGCTCGTGCTCCACGCCGGATTGAGTCCGGTGCCGACAACGCCCGGTGGCGGCTGCGTCGGATTATTCCATGCCGCTATGAGCGTGTCATAATAAGCCATTCACCCAACTCCAAATGTGGCTGTCGGTGGCATGATCGCTATGGGCGCATCAGGCTTTGGCTTGACGCGCACCTTTGGCGGATCAGTCTTGATGCAAAGCGCGGCCTCGTCATGCACGACCTCACGGCCCTGTGCGGACTGTTTCTCTTGCATGGAATTTAACCCGCGAGATTGAAAATACCCGTGGCCGCAGGAGTTATGGTCAAGGTATTGTTGATGGTCAGGTTAAATTGCGCCGTTGACAGTTGGCTATAGCAAACCAATTTGCGGGCGATGGCCGAAGCCCCCGATGCCCATATCACCGCAAACTTGATGTTCGAGATGGTGCCGCCGGTGCCGGTCCACACCGTCGCCGCCGCGTTGAATCGCATTTGCCCGCCCGAGGCGCCGGCCGTCCATGTCTTTGAAGCCAGGGCCTTGCCGGATGACGAGTAACCGTTTGCCTCCGTCACCTCGCCGGTAATGCTCGATATGATCGATAGCGTCGCCGTCGCGGCATTCGACGCCGATGTGTAGAGGGCGATGCGGAAGTTGCCGCTGCCAAGATTGATCGGGAATGCTTGCCCAAGGTTTCTCTTAAAACGATTGTAAAAAGTCCAGGCCCCGACTGCCATTTGAATCTCCTATCTGAGTGTTGGCGATATGATGCCCATCGCCTTGAGAACATACTTGTCAGCAACGACGAGCGGGACTTCGGGATATTTGTCCCGAAATAGGTTGACGGTCTTTTTAGCTTGAGGCCCAAACCATCCCTTTACTTCCCAGAAGCATTCTTGTTCTGGCAAATAGAAGTCGATGGTATAAGTCTCAGTGCCAAGATCGAACTTCTGTGTTTCATATTCCCATTTGATGTTGCGCTCATCAAATGCCTTGGCGAGCAGAACTTCCCACGATGAGCGAAACGGAATATCGCGATAATAAAATCGCTGCTTAGGATAGTAAGCCGGTTTTCCGTAATTACCTGCACTTATGTTTGCCCGCCACTTTGCCGATTGCGGCCCGCGCTTTATGCCGGTCCACGGGCCGGGCTTGCCGAGCTTAGCGGCTCGCATCTTCGCACGAGTCTCGGCGCTAAAGGTTCTACCCTTGGCCGCCGCCGACATCTTACGTTTTGTTTCTTCGCTATGTGGATTCCGGCGGCGCATCTTCTATCTCCAATTCCGCTCCGGTACGGATGATGGTTGCGATGAGTCCCGGCCCGTGCACGTTCAATTGAAACAACTCGCCACGTTCCTTAACGAGCTGCAAAAAGTCCTCCGCCTGTTTGGCTTGCCATACTGAACAGACGAACCGCTGCGCCAAGTCATCACGTCCTTTCGGACGGCACCACACGCTCATAGTTCTTTCGTTGTTGTTTTCCGCCTGCTCGTAGGCGTGGTGGTCGCCGTCGAGCCAGCAGGAGTCCAGGCCGAAGATCTCAAGCCGCTGGAATCCAAGCATCCGCATGAGCGATATGGCACGCATCGATACGGTCACGCCAATCGTGATCGGGTTGATGCGCTTAAAGTAATAGTCCTCCAGCAACTTTATCTCGTCATCGCCGGCGCTCAGCGCATGCCATATCGTTACGATGCGATCGCGGCACATCTCGAATGTCTTCGGATGGCATTGCGAGGCCAGCAGGTAATGGCAGTCATGCACTGGGGTTTCGACAAAGCGCGCATTGAACTCGCGCGCATCCATGACCACCGCGGCATGCACCCGGATGTTGTGATCGATGCACCATTGGTAGGCGCCGTTGACGGTGAACACCTTGCCGCCGGTGCGCCAGATCGTCTCGACCAGCTCCTTCTCGGTTGTCTTGAGCGATGGCCCGCCGGCCACCAGAATGGCGACGTCTGGGTTGGGATCGTATGGCATGGCCTGCGGCAGACCGCGCCGGATATTCTCGGCCACTTGCGCTAGCAATTGCTCGTCGGTGACATTGACCCGGCAGTCGGGCGAGAACGATATTTCAAGAACTTTCTTCGGATCAAAGGTGACGTGTGTTTGTGCTGCGTCGTGCCGGCCGCGTCCGCTCATCGGTTCACCACGTAGAGACCCGTTCCACACAGGTCACGCGCCTCGGTCAATGTGCCAAGCGTTGCAATGCGGTCGCGCCACCACGCAAAAGTTTGCACAGTCAGGTGCAGCGGCTTGCCGATGAACTTCCCAAACCCGTCATCATGCAAGGCAATCTGCAGCCATGTGACTCGGCACGCCTTGATGATGCGATCTAGCGCAAGCATGGTATATTCCGGCGGCAGATGTTCCATCACATCGCAACAGAAGCCGTAATCCCACCCGCGTTTATTGCCCCAATCATCCCACAACGCACATTGGATAAACCGCGTGCGATCAATCTGCGGGTCGAGCGCTGCGTCCGTCAGGTCAAGCCACGACACGCGAAAGCCGAGGTTGGCGAACTTCATGCCAGCGCTGCCTGAACCGCAACCGATATCGATGAGGCTCGCCATGGCGACAGGCTCAAGCACTTCAATGAAGCGTTCGACGTTCTCCAATCCCGGCGAGTAAACTTTATATTCGGGATAGCTCCATATTTCCTCGTATTTGATTCGCTCGGGCGCCGTGCTGTCCGCAACGTGCAGAGTCATTCCGTTCTCCTGAAGGCAAAGGCGCCGATATCCTCGCGCCCGGCGCTTGTTTCCATATTGCTGCTGCCGGCCAGAACGAAACCCAGCCCGCGCATGACGGCGATCAGGCCGCGCCGCGTGAAATACCAGCAGTGCTCGTCCTTACGGTAATGTTTGGAGCGCAGCACATGCTCGGCATCGCGGAATATTGGCACCGACAGAAACAACCATCGTGACGCTCGGGACAATAATGGCCGAAAGTCATGGATATGCTCGAGCACATCCCACATCGATATGGCCGGGACCGTCGCCTTGAGATCACACCACAGCTTGCGTTCTTTCAGCCAGGCAATGCCCGCCGGATTGATGTCGAAGCCCATCGTCGAGCGATGACAGATTGCATTGCGTCTCTCAACGAATGCGCCGGAACCGATACCAACATCGACCAGCCCACCGCGATGATATTGCGCCACGAACCGCACCCGGCCCGCCATCAGGCTGCGGCCAATCGGACTGTCCGCCTGCTTTGCGAAGCGATCGAAATACGCCTGGTCGTAAGGACATTCCGTCACATTGAAATAGCCGATGCCGAGCTCGGGGAACCATTGCAGATGTTTGCCGGCGACGGTGTCGTAAAGCGTCGGTCGAGGAAACGGCAGAACTGTTGCATCAGGTCGGGGATCGCCTTGTTGCAGTTGTGCCGCATGTTCGTGCATTGGCAAAAGTCCTTAGGGGTGGCAAAGCCGATGCGCGAACAGTCAAGCCGTGGATCGAGCACGCGACTTGGTGCGTTATGTCCACCCTGGCCGCCGAGCACGACAAAGCAATGCTTCTTAAGCGCGAGCGCCGCCGGGATGATGAAACCCATGCCGCCGATAATGATGTCGGACCCCGCCAGCAGCGCCAGCATATCCATCGCCGGCAATTCGCCGTGGATGAACTCGCTGTCGCCATTAGGCGGTACTCCAATGAACCACTCGGCGGCATGGGCAACGTCGGCCACGCAAACGATATGATGCGTCGGCCGTAATGCCTCGACGATATCAGCAATATATTGCGGCTCCGGATTGCGCGCCGGGTTGAGCCATTCACTCCTGACAGTGATCGGCCGCACGAAAGCCAGGGGCTTATCTGTTCGAATTATCGGCGGCGGCGGCAACGCCGGTAGACCGAACAACTGCGGCTCGAGCTTGATGCCGAACGATTGCTCCATGCCGTTGATAATCGAGCGTCCGGCCTGAAATGCTGCCTGATAGGTATTGCGCACCCTCGGCATGGTTGTCGGGCGCGGTGCCCAGGTCACACGACTTCGCGCGACATTCTTGTTCTGCGTGCGCAACCGCGAATACCCGCCCGTTGGCCGCACAAATTTGATCGGCAGATCGGCATAGAATTCAGGCCATGAAGTCTCCAGGTAAATATCCCGCTGGCGAGAAAGCGCATGAATAAACGCGCGTTGATAGATATTATCTCCCAAACCCTGCATGCCGAGGATGTGTAGCCGCCGGTCAGGCGACGCGAGCGATGGCTGCGATCGGATCGGCGGCAGCAACATGGTCTTCCAATCGCACGATCGGCCAGGTCGTCAATGCGCTTCCCGGCGAGGCGTTGACGCATTCGATGTTGAGCAGCGTCAAGTCTTCAGCAACCTTCGGCAGGTCGGTCTGCTGCCGCCGCCAGCAATCGGCGGTTGGTTTCCATGGATGCGGAGGGTGGTGATGTATTTTCCCATCCGGCCCGGCCTTCTGGTCGATGCCGAGCAAGACAATCTTCGCCACGCCAAGATGTACTGCAAGATTCATCGCCGCTGTGAGCGTGGTGTTCTTCACCATCAATGTATGGGTATCGGTGGCGAGTCCCGGCGTGGTCTTGCGGATCATCGTCATGATCGGCGGCGGACCGCTGGCCGAGGTCGAGCAGCTGACGATCTTGCCGCCAAAGTTCATCAGTGCCTTGCGATGATGCAGAAACCAGCGCATGTCCGCGAACACAACGTATTGCGCCCATGGCACCGCAAGATAGCTGCTGTTGATGGCGATGACGTTCTTGTCCCTGATCAGCTCAAGGTTTTGATCAAGCAACGATGTGCCGCCGCCAACGATATATCCGACTTCCCCTTTCCATAACGGCTCGACGCGCCAGCTCAAACGTTGAGCCTCGCGTAATTCTGGATCATTTCAGTGACGTTTGGCGGCAGAATTGAACTGACCGGAGCAGCAGCACCCTTACCTGCAGACGCATAGCGGAAGCGATTGTAATAATCCCCGTACGTCACGGTCGTATCGCCATGCGTCGTCGAACGGATGGACGGATCGCGATTGCCGCTGAAGTGCTGCCATCGCAAAGTCTCGATACACGCCTGTGACAGCAATACCGGCGCGTCGTCGGGCAAGTCAAAACCACCACTGTATTGCGCAACCACTTCGCCCGACCAATGACTATTGACCGGCGAATAGGCCCATGACCACATGCCCGGCACCAGCCAAAGCAGACCAGCCTCCTTGTCGAGTTCGTAGCCGGCAGGGTCGGCTATGCTGCCGCCGACCGTGATCGAGTTAAGTTCGCTGACCGGAAACTGGCGCAGATTAATCCCGCGTGTCGGATCATAACACGACAGGCGAAAGCTTTCCGAAACCGTCAGCATGGCGAAATAGCGATCGCACAATTCTCCGATCATCTTGGAAATCGCCGTGATCTTCTCCGCCATAATCGCATCGTCGGCAGTATTGCCGGTGATGCCGAGCGCCGCATTCACCGCATCGACCGTGGTCAGGTCATAGACCGGCGAGGTAGGCTCGATGATGGTGAAAAGGGATTTCCTCATGGCTCATATTTGCCCGTCGGCCCCTGTGGACCGGGCGGACCTCGTTCGCCGTCCTTGCCGTTGCTGCCTTTCCTGACGAACAATTGCCATTGCTTCGAGTCGCCCGGCTTATCTTTTGCCCCCTCTATCATGCAGACCCAACCATTGCCACCGCAGGAGACCATGTCGTCGAGATGGAAATCATCATCGTGTTTCCATGGCCCGCGGTAACGCCCGCGTGATGGTCCGACGCCATCCTTGCCGTCTTGGCCCGGCGGACCTGGCGGTCCCGGCTCGCCCTTTTCGCCATGAATGGACAGGCCATCCCTGCCGTCTTTGCCATCCTTGCCGGGGATGCCGACTTCGCCACGCAATCCCAGATCGCCGCGGTCGCCTTTTTCACCACGCGGACCCTGCAGCCCGGTTTCGCCTTTTTCCGGCTTGCGCGCCTCGAGCGCAGCGATGCGCTGTTCCTGTTGAATGACGATCGCTCTATAAGGCGCAATGTGTTCCTTGATAATTTCGGCGATCTCGCGCCCAAGAATATCCTCAAGCGGCAGTTGCATGGCCTAGGCTCCTGCGGATCGCGTCGAGCAAGGCGCGTTGATTGATTGGTGTCGGTGCCGGCGTGGTTGGATTCGGCATCGGTGCCGGGGCAGCCGGTAATGCAGGGGCGTTGGCACGGTTGGCTAGTGCCTGCAGGGTAAACATTTGCTGCTGCGCCATCGGCGATTCGCCGCCGGTTACATCAATATAGCCGAGCACGCGCCTAGCCTCATTGGGCGACAGGATGCCCTTGCTGACGCCCTCCGCCAACACCGTGATCTGCGTCTGCGAGTCCATCCTGAACAGACCGGTCAGGTCGAATTCGGCGCGATAGCCGGCACCGATCAAGCCAAGGCCTTCCGACAGGATCAGTTCGATGTGCTCGATCAGACTTTGCAGACATTGCTTGTAATATTGCAGATCGAGCAGTTCAGCGTTTTGATAATTTGGCGGATCTTTCGCCCCGACCATGAATGCCGGGATGCCAAACGCGGTGCAGATCGTTTCGTTGTTGTGCTTGAGCTGCTCGATCAATTGGCTATCGACAGCGTTCTGTTGCAGCGGATTCCATGTCAGCCCGCTACCCAGGATCGCCACCTTGCCCTGGTTGATGCCGGTATAATTGTTGTGCCAGTTGTTCTCCAGCCGTGCTGCAGTGGCCTCATCGATGTTGCCGGGCGCTGTCAGGATGCCGGAAGGTCGCGCCGCATTGCCGAAAAACATTGCGGAAAACTGTTCAATCGACAGTCCGCGTGCAGCAGGCGCGGCCGTAGAATAAAGCGGCGACATGCCGACCATCTTGTGAAACAGGCAATTGATGCGGTCGTGCATGATCTCGCTGGCCGGAATCACGACATGTTCCTCGGTAATACCGGCCAGGTGATCGGTATTGAGATCGTAGAATAACGATCCGTCCAATGCCTCCATCGGCTTGACGCGATTGGGATCGAGCACGTGCAGCGCGCTGACGACGTTGCGATTGTCGCGTTCCTTGAGAACGTAAGCGTTGCCGGCACGCAGCTTGGAGATCATCCAGCTTTCAAAGAATTGAATGCGGGTCTGATAGCGATTTGGCTTATTGAGGACGGTCGAGAAAGCGCTTGCCGTTGTCTCCTGCCAAACCTGATCGACCGGCTGCATCAGCTTGAGCCGCATCTTGGCGATATCGGCTGAAATCATGGCGACGCAACGATAAAGCGTCGCGTTCTGCAGCGGATTCTCCATGCTCAACGGCTGATTGCGCTGCCATGCCCCAGCAAATGGCTCGCGCACGATCGGCCACCAGCCACGGTCATAGATAGCGGTTGGCAGCATGGGCGACTGCTTGCGCACGGAAACCTCGAAGCCGAGGATCTTCATTCTTTCTCGGCCTCGAGTTTGCGATGCCGATAGCGCTGTTTTTTGCGCACCGGCACCGCATCATCACTCTCCGCAGCTAGCTTGGCCGCGGACAAGACCATGCGATGCGCGTCTGAAAGCGGCTCGAATATTTCACCAGCCGCAAGTTTGCGGGAGTTGTATTCGAACGACTTCAACGCGCGCATCATCATCCGGTCACCGCGCCACCATAAGCCGCATTGGTGAGATAAAACACGCCTTTATCCCGACCACGCAGCCATGTGATGTAGCGCTCGGCACGCACAAACACCAAGTTGTTCTGGAATGCCGAGACCAGGTGGTAGTTGCCGGCCGCTGGCGCCGAATCCAGTTCGACCGAGGCCTCGCGCGACACATCGATCTGCAATCCGCCCTCATCCGCCACAAACACCGACGGTGGATGAATTGCGGTGACTTGCCCGGCCGGCGAGTTGTTCGAGGTCAGCACCGTGATGCCGAGAATATTGCCGCCATTGCCGTTGACATTCGGGAACGCCACCACGCCCAACGTTGTCAGCATGGTGCCGATCGATGTCGCCAGCACCGGCTGCATGATCAGCGTCAGGTTATCGGTCGGAATATTATACTCCTGGAAGTGGAACAGGATTTGTCGGATATCATGGATCACCGCCGTTATATCGGTGCCGGAAGCTGCATCGGAATCGGCACCATTGGTGATCGAAGCCGGCGACACGTTGGTCACCGCGGTAACCGTCGGCTTGATGAACTGCTCATCAAGGAACTTGGCGATGCCCTTGGCGAGATTGTCGCGCACCAGCATTTCAACCGATGGGCTTGAGAACCTTGCCAGCTCATCAGTCACGCCCATGATGCACGCCGTTTTGGCAAACGTCAGCGTGACCGTATCGAACGTTCCGGCGGCGACTGGTTTTGACGCCCCTTCCCCGACCCACTGTGCCGTAATAACCGAATTCTCACGCGGGATACGCGAGTTAAATGGGACCCGCGTCAGCCCGGGAATGCGGCCGAGATAGGTCTGCGGCACCAAGAATTCGAGGAATTCACTGGCGAGGTTCTGCGCATAGACCAAATTGCCCGCCCATGTTGCCGATGTAACCGTGCCGGTGGCCACCGCCGCCTTGATGTCCATTTCGATCTGCGGCCACTGCCCGCAGTATTGCCGCGCCACGGCAATGACATCGCGGTGATAGACGTCAGCATGCAGTTGACAGGCCAGCCGCTTGATCAGGCCGAGGCCAGGTGGCAGCGTCGGTGCCTTCACTTGGATCGACTGCGAATGCATCTCGATGCCATCGCCGTTCGATACCGGCTTTGCCGTGCTTATCAATTCCTTCTCGATCAGCCGGCAATCAGTCAGCTCGCGATCAACCGACTTGATGACGGCCGAGTGTTCGTCAAACGCATTCTGTTCGGCCTCGTCCTTGGTGCGGTCTTCTTCAACGATCTTACTTTGAATTGCGTCGCGCGCGGCCATTTCGGCGGCGCGTTTTGCCTCGAGGTCTTTCATCCTCTCGGCATTGGTTTTCGTGGCCATCGTCTTGGCCTCCAATTTGATGGAACGGGATGCCGCGACGGCGACGGATTTGTCGGAATGGCCTGACGAGGCCGGGGTCACTTGCGTATCGCCGGACGCGGCGCGCAAGTTATGATAGATGGCGCGAATGGTGTGGATGGATGCTTCAACGTTGGCGGGAATCGTGACCGCGGATAGCTCGAGAATTTCATACTCATCGTATTGAATCCCGCCGCCCTTAAGCATCGTGACCTTGTCGGCGGCGGCTTGGAATCCAATTGACACCGCGCGCACCAATCCCAATTTGATTGATTGCCACGCCTCGTCGAGCCGGTCTTTTAATTTTCCCGGCTCGACCGATTTGGCGATCTTGGCGCGGAATGGAATGCCGTCGTCACGCGCCTCGGCCCACACCACATGCCCGATCGGCTCGCCGGATTTGTGCTGCCAGAGCATTGGCATGGGCAGGCTGAATCTTGCGCCGCGCGGCTTCACAACATCTCCAACACGATCGACCGTCGGCGTCGAGGCAACGCCCTCGATGATGCGCTGATCGTCATCAAACGATTTGATGTCGAGCACCGCATAGGCGCGGTTGAGTTTCATGATTTCACCTTTAGGAATTTCAGCTGACGAAGAACATCTGGAAAGCCGGCGCCTCTGTCGGCCTGTCGCTCATGACCATGGCCGCATCGAACAGCGCCATGGCGCAGTCAATCTTGGCATCGCCGGCGTTCTGCTTGGTGGCCCTGATAGCGGTAGCCGTCGGTTCGATTTTGACATTGCCGACGCACCACGACATCAACGATGATCCGCTATGCCAGAGCGTGCCGTTGGCTAATTTGCGCTCGGTGCCCTTGATCGCATTCATCATGCGATAGCCCTGCGGCGCACCGATCAGATTTTTGTCGGCAACGGAGACTCCGATTCTTCCGAGCGCGTCCACGAATTCACCGAGGCCAGCAGGGTCAACAGCGACAGCCGCCAGAAGATTTCTTCGCTTGATGTCGGAAATGATCTCAATGATGGCGGTGATGTCATCCAGTTCGTCTTTGACAATTGTCAATTCCCCACTAGTTTGGAAATCCTGCAGCGTTGCCGCGATGGTTTGCCTTCGCTGCAGGACGCTCTCGTGACA